GGCCATCACCAAGGCTGAAAAAGAGTTCGTTGGCACCAAGCTTGGCGAAGCACGTCTGGCAGTTGTCGTATCCTGGCTTCGTGAAAAGGTGCCGGCCCCTCTGCGCTTTCTGGTCACGGACAGCCTGATTCAGAAAGTGGTGCAGGTGACCTTTAATGCGGCCAAGGCAGGGCTGGAGGTGCTGAAGGATGCTTAAACGGTGCGTGGAATGGCTCTTAGACCGTCTCCCCGTCACGAGATGGATCGAATTGCTGACACTCACCGACGACTGAAAGGAGGATACAGGTGCTTGCAGGAACAGCCGAAGTGTTTACTGTCACCGTTCCGGCGTGGCTTTTGGCGGCGCTGGCGTTCTTAGGAACTGTTTTGGGCGGCGCGATTTCCTTTGCCGTGAATCAGCTTCTTATTAAGGGCGCGGCGGACCGTGCGGCAAAGAAGCGCGAAAAGGAAGATGAACAGCGCCGGGAACGGTATATATTGCAGATGGACAGCCGCAAGGCTACATTCGACCTGCTATCCTGCATTTGTGCCGGCATTGAGCGGATGGAAACGGAAACTGGGCAGATTTACTGGAACGGAGAGCTGAAACGCTGTCTCTCCCATTTGGAAGGCGTGGATGAACGGTACAGAGAATCCGACCAGCGGCAGCTTGCTGAACTGAATACTCGGAACAAATGACAACACCCCCGTCACCTGTCAGATGAAAAG